CTAATATCATCCCAGTATTTCTTATTATACATTGATAACGTATCTGGGTCTAACTGCATATAACTTCAAGAAAGTCTTTTTCTTCTTTTGTTAATACATTGGTGTAATCACCATTCCTTAACATCTTTGGCTGAACTACGAAATCAGCACCTTCTAGCATTCCTCCGTATAAAGGATGTTGTTTATCTACAACACCATTACTATAATTCTTAATTCTACGGATTAGTACTTTCTCATTTGTTAAAACACTTCTTAAATCTTCTTTTTGTTCTTTTACTTCTGTCTTAGCCATAATTATAAAATTTATCTGTTACTGAAAGAGATTTGAGGGGAGAACTTAATCCCCCCTCTTAGCTCAAATATTAGTATAATAGAGATGGTATTAATGTAACTGTACGAGAAGGGTCATATACAATAGCACCAAAGGTAGCTATCTTATGAATTACACTTCCGTCAATATCCCAAGATGCATTCTCATTACCAGTTTTGCCAGTAAATGGATTTCCAAATGGCCCGTTCTGATAACCACGTATGTCTTCCATACCACGTACTTTAGCTATCTGAATGTTGGGTTCATCTGTAGAACCAATATACATAATGTCATAACGATACGATTCTGCTACACCACCATTAGGGTGCATAACTTTATTACGTTCCCTATCGTCATACATTGGGTCTACTTCTACACGCAATACAACACCGTTAGGAGCACGATACTCAACGAATTGATATCCAAAGCTCAACGCATTACTATGCAGTTCAGATGTAGTTTTTTGTATGATAGCGGGTGCACCAGTACTACCAAGGTAGTTAAATGCATTCCATCCTGATGCGATAGCCTGAGCAGCTTTATGGAACTGAGCAGCACCACGTTCACCAGTACGCATTACAAACAAGCGGTCTTTCAAACCAAGCTTACTTTCAGAAATACTATAAAGTACATCTTCAACAAGTTTTAAATCGAAGGTGCTATAGATATAAGTGTTAGATTGTTCCATCTGCTCACGAATACCAGAACCTTGCTTAATGAAGAAACCTGATTTACCTCTGTTGTTATATTTACCATTTTCGTCACGGTTGGTTTTACCGTAAGCAATACATTTAGCTTTCTCATCAGAGAATTCTTCTTCTAATTTGAAATCAACATAATGCATCCAAGTATCAATAGTACGTTGAGCACCATCTTTACCTACTACAGGTAATTTAGTAGCTAACTTACGACCCATTGCTGTACGAGGAACTTCTACTTTAATACGAATACTAGAGAATTCACCACGCATAGCGAAAGGAGAAGTAAAGTGAATATCACCAACTTCACGAGACATTTCGTGTTCTACAGGAGAGAATTCTTTAGAGAACTTTTTACCACCAAGTAATTCTTCAGGTGGAATACCAGCTTTAACATTACCCATTAACTCACACTCATATACGGCATCAGTACCTTCAATAGAAGCTGGCCCGACAATACGAATAGGATAAAGGTCAGGTTTTTCACCAACGATAACATTACCATCAGCAAACCAATCTTCAGCAAATACAAGGAAGAAACGAGCACCATTAGCACCTACGTTTGATACAGTACTTGAACTAACGGTTGTACCACTAAGGTCAATACGAGCTTCTACCAAAGGTAAATTACGTCTTGAACTACCAATTAATTCCCAATAGAATTCATCATTAGTATCGAAGTATTTAACGGGAAACTGCATCAAATAGTTTTCAAGGTTTTTACCCCTATTTGTTGCTAACAACCGAAGCATAGTGTTAGTAGCTTTCTGAGGTTTCTTTTGGAATATACTTCCTAAGTGGTTCTCAGTGCTAAAACCTTTCCAAGATTTCGGTTCATACATTTGAAAATTTTGAATCTTCATATTTTTATCTCTTTAAAAATTTTTAAATTAAATCATAATCATCAATACCATAATTAGAATCATTATCGTTAGTATTAAAGTTATGTGTACCTGTTGCATTAAATTTAGTTCGTCTAAGAGTGTCTTCAAGCTCACGTGAGGCCTTTGATTTAGCTTTACTAGTAATTATCTTACCCATATTTTTAAAGCCGTCTGTGATGCTGTAAATGTATGCTAATTTAATCTGAGCCTCTACGGGATTCTCTGACATATAATTAAATACTGCATTTACCGGTTGACCATTCTTATTAGCTACTGGTGTTGTAATGATATTGAACAAAACATCTTTTACTTTAGGATCAAGCTTACTACCAGGTATAATCTCTTCTGTGTCTGTAATAGTTTGCTTTAACTGCGTAAGTTTTTG